GTAATCAGTGCTTGGGAAACAGTGGATCACTTCCATGGGTCAGCAAGACCATACAGCGATCCTGCTGATGGAACCATGTGGTATTACAATGATCCAACAGATGTTGACATCATGATCAATGACATTGATCCTATCACAGGTCGTCCAGCATGGAGAGGCTATCGCAATGTCAATGTTGATGCCAGAGGCTATGATCTAAGCAAGACCAACACCATGGGTGTTATGGTCACACCAAGTCAACCAATGACACAAGGTGACAACAGTCCATTGGAACTAGGCGATCTATGGTTAGACACCAGTGACCTAGAAAGATATCCAAGGTTGTATAGATATGTTGGGTCAAATCGTTGGGTATTAGTTGATAATACAGATCGCATCAGCCAAAATGGTATTGTATTTGCTGATGCTCGTTGGGGTGGTTCTGGTAGTGTTGATCCAATCAGTGATCCGATGCCAAGCACAGTAAGTCTATTAACCAATGATTATCTTGATCTAGATGCGCCAAATGCTAGTTTGTATCCAAGAGGTACACTACTGTTCAACACACGTCGCAGTGGTTATACAGTTAAGAAATTTGTAGCTGATTATTTCAACATTATACGTTTTGGTGCTACTGCTACATTGCCTGCCAAGACCAACTGTTGGGTCAGCCAACTTGGTATGGACAGCAGTGGTAACCCATACATGGGTCACTATGCACAGCGCAACCAAATAATTGAAGCCATGAAAGCTGCGGTAGATGGTAGTACTGCTGCAAGAGAAGAAAGTTATACATATAACCTATTAGCAGCTCCTGGATATCCAGAGTTGATTCCAAATCTTGTGGCACTAAACAATGATCGTAGTAATACAGGTTTTGTGATTGGTGACACACCAATGAACTTGCCAAATACCACAAACAATTTTGTAGAGTATAGCAATTTTGGAGCTACAACAGCCAGCCCATACTTGGCTCTGTACTATCCAAGCGCATTGACCAATGACTTAAACGGCAACGAAATCGCTGTTCCACCAAGTCACATGATGTTGCGTAGATATTTGTACAACGATCAAGTGGCATATCAGTGGTTCGCACCAGCTGGTACACGTCGTGGTTTGATTGACAATGCACTGGCAATTGGTTATGTTGACTATCGTACTGGTAATTTTGTACGTGCTGGATTAAACAATGCTCAAAGAGATACACTGTATGAGCAAAGATTGAATCCCATCACTCTAATCAATGGTGTGGGTCTTGTGGCCTATGGTCAAAAGACACGTCAAACATCAATTGGCAGCTTTGGTGCAGCCAGTACCAGTGGCACTGCACTAGATCGAGTAAATGTTGCACGTATGGTTAACTATCTGCGTACAATTTTACAAGGTGTTGCTAATCAGTTCTTGTTTGAACCAAATGATAAAGTCACTAGAGACCAAGTCAAGCAGTTAATTGAAAGCGTGTTAAATGATTTGATCGCCAAGCGTGGTCTATATGACTACATTGTGGTTTGTGATGAAACCAATAACACACCAGAAAGAATTGCTAGAAATGAATTGTATGTAGACATTGCTGTAGAACCAATGAAAGCAGTGGAATTTATCTACATTCCAATTCGTTTGAAGAACCCAGGTACAATTTCTGGTGCTGCAACCAGTAGTTTAACAGCAGAATAGGGTACCTAGATAGGCATTAGAAACGGATAAATAAAATAAAGAATATCAGGAGATTAAAATGGCAGTAGCCTCTCTAAGTAGATTTACAGTACCTTTAAGAACTAACCAGAGTGCCAGCACTCAGGGTTTACTAATGCCTAAGTTAGCGTATCGTTTTCGCGTGACTTTTGAAGGTTTTGGCGTACCAGGTACTAACACAGTGGAACTAACCAAACAGGTACAAAGTTTTACCAGACCACAGGTTAGTTTTGAAGACATCAACGTTCATGTGTACAACAGCGTGGTGAGACTAGCTGGCAAGCACACATGGGGCGATGTGACCTGTGTATTGCGTGACGACGCTGGTGGTAATGTGACCAAGTTGATTGGTGAACAGCTACAGAAACAATTTGATTTCATGGAGCAGAGTTCAGCAGCAGCCGGTGGCGACTATAAGTTTATCACACGTTGTGAAATGTTAGACGGTGGTAATGGCGCACACGAACCACAAATCCTAGAAACTTGGGAATTGTACGGTTGCTACTTGAAAGAAGCCAACTATCAAGAGATCAATTATGAAACCAATGGTGCAGTGACTATTCAGTTGAGTGTTAGATTTGATAATGCTCTACAAACACCAACAGGTACCGGTATCGGTACTGACATTGGTAGAGCACTTGGTAGAAATATCACACTCTAATACAGCAAGAAACCAGGTTAAAGGACCCAACAGGGTCCTTTTTCTATGATAAATATTCTAAATGGACGGTAAATGGCCAACATATTCAGTAATGCTGTAAAGTTTTTAGGTAATACTCTTAAGCAAGTCGCTACCAACGACAACCTAAGAGACTTTCAACACGCCACTAGGCTGTTCCTGGATGGCAACTATAGATTAAATCCTAAAAATAATTTCTTATTTTATGTTTACTTTGATGTAAACAACAGTGTAGCCAGTCCTTATATCAGTCAAAAAAACAGCGTGACTGAAATTGGCATGTTGGTCAAGCAAGCTGACCTGCCCAAGTTCAATGTAGAAACCAAAGTTTTTAATAGCTATAACAGACCTAATGTAGTTCAAAGTAAACTACGCTTTGATCCGTTGTCCATTGTTTTTCACGATGACAATGCCAATGTTGTAAGAAACTTTTGGTATGACTATTACAATTATTACTATCGTGACAGCGATTATGACTATGCAACATATGGTATAGATCACAAATATCAACCGCAGTTGAATGGCAAGTTCGGGTATACCAAACGCCAAGAAAACCAACGCCCTTATCTACGTAGCATAAGAATTTATAGTTTGCATCAAAAAGCCTTTAGTGAATATATTCTAGTTAATCCTATTATTAAATCATTTAGACATGGTCAACATGTCAATGGTGGTGACAGCGGCATAATGCAGCATGACATGGTTGTGGAATATGAAACTGCGCTATACAGTGATGGATACGTGACCATTGACAATCCCATTGGGTTCGCTACTCTGCACTATGATACCACACCAAGTCCTTTACGTCAAGTCGGCGGTGTTAAGAGTATTTTTGGTACAGGTGGATTATTGGATACTGCTGGGTCGGTATTGTCTGATGTTCAACAAGGTAATTGGCTCAGCGCAGCATTTAAAGCAGCACGCGGTATCAACACTGCCAAGGGCATGAACCTAAAGAAAGCTGCCATATCAGAGCTAACCAATATCTATACTCAGCAGGCCAGCAATGCCATTGTAGGCGCGATCAACAATACCATGCGTCCGGGTTATACTGGATATAACGTGCCTACAGTAGGTGGTATCAGTGGTGTTGTTAGTAATCGTTATACCGGAATACAAGATACTTCCAGTGTGGTAGCATTAGCTGGAGCAGCATTGTTATTAAATAGCACACCATTGACTAATCGCAATCAACGTGCTGCAAACGTACCAACGGTCAATAACCACAACCCACAATTGCCTAATAACACAGGAACCACAAGACCTGCTGGTCAATCCAGTACATTAACCATAGCCAATGACAGCACTAATCAGCAGACTGGTACCAATCAACAACAAAATCTAACCGAGCGTAAAAATACATTAGATAGATTAATCACAGGGTCACAACGCAGAGTAGACAATCTCAACAGCGATTTGGTCACTGCCAAACAGCAATTTGACACAGCCAATGCTCAAGTCAGTAATTTGAATACCAGACTTAGTGCAGTACAAGCTACTACACCACCATCTGGTGTAAATGTCGCAGAGTGGACTGCTAACAAGCTCAGTGTCATTGCTGACCTTAAGTATCAAATTGAACAAACCACAGTGATTAGAAATTTGGCTGACCGTGCTGTCTTTGGGACCACACAATTAATAAGAGATGAAGATCTGGTATTAGAAGGATATCGCAGAGAGCGAGGTAGACTGCAATGAATTTAGCCAATAACTTAAGCAGCACCAGTGTACGCACAGATCTCAATACCAGTGCTGGTATATTTTTTAATAACTATTTGCAACCAGGATTCACAGTCAGCCAAAATCTCAATGATGCGGTATTGGGGTATTTTGAAAAAATAACCACCAGCAAAGAAAGTGCTAAAATTATGGCCAGTGCTATTGTATATACCAGTCTAGCACAGCGAGTTGATCCAATGGCAGTGTTGGCTAAATTTCAAGGCATGAGCGACGAAGAAAAAATGAATTTTCTCAGCATGTTTTTGAATTTGAACAGGGTTGGGTCCAGTTTTTTAGGCACCCATTCAGTGCCTAGAATCAGCAAATATATAAAACGAGCTATCATACCGTGAGTAAGTACGCACAGGGCAAGTATACAGTAAAAAATCGTGAAAAATATGTAGGACGCAAAGAGCCTACATATCGCAGCAGTTGGGAATTTAGTTTCATGATGTTTTGTGATAATAATCCCAACGTATTACAGTGGGCCAGCGAGCCTTTTATGGTTCCTTATCGTAATCCATTCACAGGCAAAAACACAATCTATGTGCCAGACTTTATGATGGTCTATGTTGATCGAGCACAGACCAAACATGCTGAAGTTATAGAAGTCAAACCACACAAAGAAATAGCCATGGAAAACGCTCGCAGTGTGCGTGATCGTGCAGCAGTGGCACTGAACATGGCCAAATGGGCAGCAGCTCAAGAATTCTGTAAACAGTATGGCATGCGGTTTAGAGTAGTGACAGAGTCAGATATCTATCAGAACACTGCTCGCCGTCGCTAAATAGTCTTATGACTAAGCGACTCGAAGAACTTTTTAATTTACCCGACATGCCCGAAGGTGAACCACCACCGGAAATTGCTGATCCCAAAGAACTATTTGCTGAACAGCAGACTCAGCTAGAATCAGCATCGGCTCTGATAGATCGTATAGATCAAGCACTGCCGCAAGTGCGTGATTTAGATTCAGCCGATGACGAGCTAGATGAGTTGTCAGACATGGCCAAAGAAAAGTTTGAAGATCTCATGAACCTAGGCATGAATGTTGAAGCCAGGTTCAGTGGACAAATCCTGCAAACAGCAGGTGTGCTACTGGGACATGCTATCACTGCCAAACAGGCCAAGATAGATAAAAAACTAAAAACCATTGATCTACAATTAAAAAAATTAAGATTAGATCAAACAGCAGCCAAGACTGCGCCCGATATGCCACCCATAGATGGTCAGGCCATGGTAGTTGATCGCAACCAATTACTGAAACAGATCTTAGAAAGTTCTAAACGGGAAAAGTAAACCAAAATTATAAATATAAGTATATTAGGACCCCTATATGAAAGCATTTACCGAATACTTAGCAGAACTAAATCGCAAATATGAGTTCGTGGTAAGAGTGGCCAACTGTAGCACAGAAGGCAGTCTCAGCGAAAACATCAAAGGTGCTTTGGCTCAGTACAAGGTCGAAAGTGTAGGATCAGCACGACGTCTACCCATTCAGGAGCACCAAGAGTTTCCTGGACTAGGACCCTGCGAAGTACATCTAGTAGAAGTCACTGTGGTATATCCTACAATAACCGATCAAATCAGACAGCTCATAGCAGAACGTTTACACATCAGTGCAAAGAATGTTATAGTACGTACCAAGTTGGAAGAAAGCCAGCGCGAAGCCAAGCCTATCGAGCCACGTAAGGCCAAGGATGGCAGTATAATTTCTAATCCAGACATGGAAACTGAAAGTGCTCATCATCTAGTAGGTAATCAGCGTGTGGACAGTATGTTAAAAGAACTGCAATCACGTAAGTACGAATTTGCTGCCAAAGGTGAAACTGCACCCGCGGCGAATATGCCAGTCAATACCAAGAGCCCAGTGGGTTCCAGTCAAAATAAAATACCAAGTCCCAAAGGAAAATAAAAATGGATTTTGCTGCCCTATACAAACGTTTACACGCCATTGAAAACTCAGTCACTGAGGCCAAACAAGAAAAGAAAGTTGACGAAGAAGATACCCAAGAGGGCAATGAGTTCTCGGGCGAACTAGCTAAGGCCAAAGCCGCTGGTAAGAAAGATTTTGAAGTTGACGGTAAAAAGTATCAAGTTAAAGAATCTGACGATAAAGACGCCGACGATGAAAAAAGTGATGACACTGATCTAGAAGAGTCTGAAGACGAAGAAGAAAAAGATGACGATGATAAAGAAACCATCGAAGAAAGTGAACTAAAAGAAAAAGCTGCGCCCGGCCAAGAAGATTGGATCAAGAGCAACAAAGACAAATTCATCAAGCAGTATGGTAAGAAAAAAGGCATGGAAGTGCTTTATGCTACCAGTTGGAAACGCAGCAAGAAAAAGGATGAAAGTAAGAATCTTGAAGAATGCTACAGCCAAGCCATGATGGGCGGTGAGCAGGAACAAGAGTCTGGTATGAACATCAATGCCAGCACTGATACACGCACTGGCAGCAAGAGCTTGACTGTGACAGCACAGGGTCAAGCAGCTGAGCAACTAGCACAATTACTAAAACTAAGTGGTCTAGGCGCAGGCAAGCCAGCTGAACCAGAAATGGCCATGGGCGAAGAATATGCCAATGAGCCCGATCCTCAAGTACAAGGTGTAGAAGTTCAGATGCAGCAGGGCAATGACCTTAATCGTCCAAAGAATAGTTATCCCAAAGTATCGGGTGGTGACAATCCCATGGCCATGCGTGAAGCCCAAGAGCTAGCTGAGATTGAACAGCGTCTTAATGAAGAACTAGCAGCATTTAAGGTCGTGGCGGAAGGCAAGGGCAAGAAGCCAGACTTCCTAGACATGGACAAAGATGGCGACAAGAAAGAGCCAATGAAAAAAGCTCTAGCTGACAAGGGCAAAGCCAAAGACAAAAAGTGAAACAGTATCGTTTCCGCGCCGGGGATTTCGCTCCTAAAGAGCAGATCCCCGATGCTTTTTTAAGTGAATCAGATCAGCGTGAACTACAACGCCTGGCTGGCATTGAACCCAAAGTGGAAAGTATGGCAGGTATCAATATCAGCAAATCAGGTATGGAAAAACAACGTCTGGAACGTGAACATAATATAAAACCTGGCACTCCAGAGTGGTTCCAACTTTGGTTTAGTCTGCCTTATCTCACAGGCGAAAAACCAGTCAAAGACTGATCAAGCTCACTAAGTAAAAATATGAGCAAGCCTTTAGATTATACCCTAATCAAAAAACCTCACAGCCTTGAAAGTTTCAAGGAAGAACAAATACGTGAGTTTGTAGCCTGTGCTGACCCAGTGACCGGGCCAACTTACTTTATGAGCAATTTTTTCTACATACAGCATCCGGTACGTGGAAGAATGTTGTATCAGCCATATGGCTATCAAACACGCCTAATTGACACTTATCATAATTACAGATTCAGTATCAGCTTGATGCCACGTCAAACTGGTAAGACCACAAGTGCTGCTGGTTATTTGTTATGGTATGCAATGTTTATACCAGACAGCACAGTACTGGTAGCAGCACACAAATACACAGGTGCACAAGAAATCATGCAGCGTGTTAGGTATGCCTATGAAAGTGTTCCTGATCATATTCGTGCTGGTGTGACCAGTTATAACAAAGGCAGTTTAGAATTTGACAATGGATCACGTATAGTAGCGCAGACCACAACAGAAACAACTGGTCGTGGTATGTCAATATCATTACTGTATGCTGACGAATTTGCCTATGTGCGTCCTACCATTGCCAAAGAATTTTGGACATCCATATCACCTACACTGAGCACTGGTGGTAAAGCAATTATTACATCAACTCCAAACTCAGATGAAGATAAGTTTGCTGAATTATGGAAAGGCGCTAACAAGTGCGTTGACAGTTATGGCAATCCCACTGAACTTGGTATAAATGGATTCAAAGCCTATCAAGCACATTGGAGTGAACATCCTGACAGAGATGAAACTTGGGCAGCAGAACAACGAGCTCAATTGGGTGACGATCGATTCAGACGTGAAATTGGTTGTGAGTTTTTGATCTTTGATGAAACACTGATTGCTCCAACTACGTTAATTGACATGGAAGGTCGTGATCCCATTGAGCGCCAAGGACAAATACGCTGGTTTAAAAAGCCAACCAAAGACAATACCTATGTAGTAGCACTAGATCCCAGCCTGGGCACAGGTGGAGATCCTGCTGCTATACAGGTATTAGAATTACCTAGTTGTCAACAAGTAGCAGAATGGCAGCATAATCGTACACCAGTTCCAGGCCAAATCAATGTGCTTAAGGAAATCTGTAATTATATCTATGAGTCCCTGGGTTCCGAAAACAATATCTATTATAGTGTAGAAAACAATACTCTAGGTGAAGCTGCACTGATCAGTATCAGTGAGCTAGGCGAAGAAAACATACGTGGTCTGTTCCTAAGTGAGCCGCACAAAATAGGGCAAGGGCGCAGATATCGCAAAGGATTCACCACAACTAACAAGAGTAAACTAGCTGCCTGTGCTAAGTTAAAGACCATGATTGAAAGTAAAAAAATGACGGTAAACAGCAAGAACTTGATCAGTGAATTAAAAAACTTTGTGGCATCTGCTGGAAGTTTTGCTGCCAAGATCGGAGAAACTGACGACCTAGTGCTTAGTATGTTGTTGGCTGTGAGAATGACCCAGGTACTGCAAAGTTTTGACAGCAGCATAGACAGCAAACTACGAGATAATTTTGATGAACTAATTGAACCCATGCCTTTTATTCTAGTTTAACTGCTAAATACTACTATGAACAATATTGAAAACATTGCCGACGAACTATTTAATAAGATCCGTAGCCGCTTTGACGCTGTGGTCATTGCCGACGAAGATGGTAAAAAAATAGATGACCCGAGAGAAGCAAGATTCTTTAATTTTCAGTATTCCAGTCCTGATGGTACTGATCACGGTGAACTCAGTATTAGCTTGATTGACAACAAAAGTTTAAAAGCCACATTCAGTCAAGGCATCAGTGTAAATTTTAATCCAGAACAAGAAACACATTGGGAGAATTTTTTGCGTGGCTTACGTATGTTTGCCAAACGCAATATGTTGGCCTTTGACATACGCGATATCAATAGATCTAATCTAACCAAGCGTGACATTGATCAAAGCGCACGCCAACAAAGTAGTTATAAAAGCAGTGATGCGCCTGTGACTGAAAGTGTGCAATGGCATGGTACCACTCGAACCAGTGTACAGGAGTTTGGCCCAACCAGATTGATTGTGCGTCATAGTGAAGCAGTGGACGAAAGCAAGCCAGGTGCTCGTAGCCGCAAGATAGAAAGCATGTTTGTGGAGACTGCCGAGGGTGAACGTTTTCGGATGCCTTACAATAAACTTAGCCTAGGCCGGGCTATGGCACAGCATTTGGCACATGGCGGTAGGATCTATGATGAAGCTGGGCAGCACATACAAGGCATGGCTGAGGAAATGAACAACTTGGCATTTTTTGTACGTAATACACGCCATCGTCAATTTGAAGACACAGAAACCACAGGCATGGTAGAAAGTGCCATTGAACGTTATCGTCAACTCAAAACCGGATTAGGTAGAATGGGTCGCACTCGTGGCTATCATGCATTTGCTGAAGCCTTTGTGCCCGAAGGCAGCATAGAAGAAGATTATGACATAGATGCGCTCAAAGAGCGTTTTGTAAAACGCATGTTTGATGACAGATTAACTGCGGCATTGCCTTATGTATATCGTGCTTATCAAACACGCCAAGTTGGTGAACAAAGGTTTGTGGAAGAATTCGAAGACTGGACATCAAATGTAGAAGAAGGTGTTGATCAAACACTAGACATTGATGCTTTAACCAAGTTGATGAATGAGCCTATCAAGGCCGGGCAGGATGGAATGGATGCTCAAGCAGCTATTGGTGCAATCATCCAGGATGACGAATTAAACGATCTTATTGCTCAACATGCTCAAATACAAGGGCCGGATGCTGATGTGCGTCGTGTGATAGATGATTATCTCAGCGATAATTATCCAGAATATAGCAGTGTTATGCCTGTTAATACCAGCAGCGTGGTTCCGGATCAAACACAAATGAATCCGGGTACTCCCGAACAGGCCAAAGAAAACATTGACGATATCCGTCGCCTAGCCGGATTACGAAAATAACATAATATTATAAAAGGCAGATTTATTCTGTCTTTTTTGTTGACAAGCTAAATACAAATGTTATACTATGCATTGTGCAGAGTATATCTAAGCACTCTTTGTAAGACCATCTTAATATAAAGGAAAATTCATCATGGCAACTACACTAGCAGAAATTCGTGCAAAACTTGCAGCAGCCGAGAACCGTGGCTCAACTGGTTCAACAAATGGCGATGGTGGGATCTACCCACACTGGAATATCGAAGAAGGTACCAGCGCCAAAGTAAGATTCCTCCCAGATGCAGATCCAAAGAATACGTTCTTTTGGGTTGAACGTGCAATGATCAAATTGCCGTTTGCTGGCATCAAAGGACAGGCAGACAGCCGTCCAGTGATTGTTCAAGTTCCTTGTATGGAAATGTACGGTAAGGATACTCCTTGCCCGATTCTTGCAGAAGTACGTACTTGGTTCAAAGACCCCAGCCTGGAGGATCAAGGTCGTAAGTATTGGAAGAAAAAGTCATATCTTTTTCAAGGTTTTGTTCGCGATAATCCGCTGAAAGAAGACAGAGTTCCAGAAAATCCCATCCGCAGGTTTATAATTAGCCCGCAGATCTTCAACCTTATCAAAGGTTCACTAATGGATCCTGAGCTAGAGAATCTTCCTACAGATTATGAAAATGGTTTGGATTTTACTATTAGTAAAACCAGCAAAGGTGGTTATGCTGATTACAGCACCAGTAAATGGGCACGTCGGGAGACGGCGCTTGCAGCCACAGACATGGAAGCTATCGAGAAATATGGATTGTTTAATCTCTCAGAGTTCCTACCAAAGAAACCTGGCGAAGTTGAATTGAAGATCATCAAGGAAATGTTTGAGGCCTCAGTTAATGGTGAGGAATATGATGTTGAGCGTTGGGGTCAATATTACAAGCCTCCGGGTTTGGATGTTGGTACCGCAGCGCCTGCTAATACCGAATCGTCTGCTCCAGCTACCGCTGCTCCAGCCCGCGCCTCGGTTGAGGATGTTGAAGTGGATGATGACGATGTGGCACCTACTGCCCCGGTCAAAACTCCTGCGCCAGAAACAAAAACTTCTAGTCAACGTGCAGAAGATATCTTGGCGATGATTCGTAATCGTCAAAAGTAATTGCAGTAAAGGACAAGGGGCAACCCTTGTCCACCCATCTACTAGGAGTATATAATGGCAAAATCTCAAAAGATTAATGAGAACTATTCTCTAAATTTCTCCAGCCGCGAAGACGGTACCGGAGACACAGTCATGGACTGTAATATTAACTTTGATAACCCACGTGATGATAGCACCATCATCCACAGACTGAATACTTGGCTACAGGCCATTGGTAGGACCGAAATCGTAGTCCAACCTCGAGAATATCCTAAAGGAGTCAAATAATGGC